CAACATTATGGTATCGTCGGTGGGGTGCTCGGCAATGGTACCTACAACTTCACTTACGCCATTGAGGTGGCGTAACCGTATTTCACTAATACCATTTCTAATTGCACCGTATTTGGCTTTGACTGTGCCCCAAGCATCATATATCTGCCCTTGATCTATGTCATAGGTAGTACGCTGTTGTTGTTTAATTAATCGTAGGGTATTACCAATGTAAAGTAAACTGTAATTGCGTAATACAATCACTTGTCTAACCATGATGTCGGATTCAGCAAAAATATCATCAGTGATTTCGCCGTTGGCATCATACACATTGTTCACAATGTTTGTGATAACACCCAGCCGTTTGACCTTGGCAGGGCTACTTAACCAAATTGGCATCTCAAACTGTAGGGTAGCAATGCTGATACTTTCGTCGGTTGAGGCCGGTACTGAACGTGAATCCCACACAGTTGATTTAAGTTCAACATGGGTCAAACTGCCCCAATCAACATAATTGTCAGTGCTCTGAATGTCCAGTCCAGGGTTAAACAGTTGTGCCAACTGTTCTATCAGTTGTAGTTTCTGCTCGGTATTGCTGGTCCATATGTCCAGTTTGAGTCCTAACTTGTATGGTACTGGCATCAACCGTTCAACGGTATATGCATCTCCGGGAGTACTTAGATAATTGCCGGTGGCAGGATCATATGCACGTTGTTTGATATTCATTGTACCAACAAATGTAGGATCTTGTACACGTTCTCGGTCGTAGTCTAGACTGCTGATGTACACACTCATGGCCGGCACAGAGCTTAATGTGTTTTCGCTGTTTTGTTTTAAGATTTGCGCGGCCTGCCTACTGGGATCGCCGTACAACACCGGTACTTGTTGTAGTGGACGAGACCCATCTGCAGATTGACCAAACTCAACTTGGAATCCTGAAACCAATCTAATAAATTGAGTCAAGAATCTGCGTATTTGATTGTCGTAAAAATATTGTTGACTCATTAATTATCCGCCTGTATCTTAAAAGCCCGGCTCAGTGATTGTCTTTCGTCAACTGTGTCGCCTTCACCATTGGTGTATGTATTGGTATTGTTTACAAAACTACTGCGTAAGGTACCACTGCCGGCACCTGGTGTCAAGTTGGCTCGATTAACAGACTCAACAGTTATCCAGCGTGTTCCGCTGAATCTAAACAGTCTGTTGGGCAAGTAGTCGGTACGCAAGAAATAGTCGCCTTCGGCGTGAGATGTTGGGAATTCAATGCCTACACCGCAAGGCATACCGTTGGGAGCCAGACCATCACCAACCAAATAACCTTTTGTTTTACCTGTTGGGCTTATGGTGGCATCATCAGCAGTGGCAGTGTCATCAGCAGTTGTAGCTCCATCTGCAGTTTGCCCAACGTATGCTGGCTCTAGATAAAACTTACTGGTGTCGTAGCCAGACTTGGGAACATCAACTTCGGCCTGTGCCACCACAGCATTATTGATGTTGATATAAGTGTTATAACTACTCATTAAATCGCTAGTCTTGGTGTTGGCAGTACCGGCAACAATTTGATCCAGTATGTCTTTGTATTCTTGTCCGTCCACCAACGGATTGATTTTGACACGCCATAGGTGTGGCCACCAGGTTGGGGTAAAGCCTTCTGCGGCCAAACTGGCATCAGCAATCACATAGTAACGCTTCAATGCGGCTGGAACATCTTGATCCAGTGCATTGTAATCTTTTAAATGCTCTAATTCTAGCACATCGCCGGCCATCAACTTACGGCCAATAGTGTCCATCATGTCGTTGATGTGAAAGGTCATGAACAAGGTGCCTGTTTGCAAGAACAATCCAAATTGGCTTAGGTCAAAGTCTTGATCTGCTCGAGTATAGATGCCCCGCATTTTGTAAACATCAGGTTCGTACTTGCGATCTCGGTTTTCTACAAACAACAGGTCCTGAATGTTTTTTTCACTTTGATTCAAGTATGTGGGTTGTGTTAGATCACCAGTGTTGGTCTGTGTTTTGGTTCCTAAATACTTGTGTACCAAAATTCCAGTACCACCCATGGTAAACATTTCACTGATTCTGCGGTCGAAGAACTTGTAATCATTTGAGTGTTTACCGTCTTTCCAAAGTGATAGGCGAGCCATGCTTGTTCCTTATTGTAGTATTTATGGGTTTGACATGTATTGGCTTTTATCGTATAATACACACTTATGCAACCACAGCACGAAGCACACATAGTCCGACTAGAACAACTATTGGCATCGGTTGCTCATACCAAAGACATTCGGGCTCGTAGTACCTTGCATAAATTCTATAGAACATGTAGGGAAATTTACACAGAAATGGACAAAGAAATGGTTCTTTGTCGACGCAGAGGTAAATTAACACAAAAGTACACAGAATTACAAGCCCAATTTGTAGAAGCTGTTAACACATTTGAGCAGTGGACCGTAATGGCCGCACTGATGTATTGATTGACACTAAATGGTTGACATGCTATAATACGGGTATGATGTATAAATTAATAACAAAAACGCAAGAACAAGAATTTGATGATTTAGATCTAGCAATGGCGCAAGCCCGAGTACTCAACGAGTTTGTTACCATTGAGGGCAACGGATTTGAAATTGTGGGTCGATTTGGTGTAGACTCTGTTCGGGACGGCAAATGCCCCGATGGAGTTGCGTATGATTGGAACAAAGCAGGCCGTATTGGCCGTGTTAAAAAGGAGCGAAAGTAATGGCTACAGTAGCAGGCATTAAGATTAAATCAAAAGCACCCAGGACTCAGCGAATTAAATTTGCTGATGAAAAATACACAGGCAGTGAACCAGTATGGGATACCGAACGAGCACTGGGATTTTCAGACGCAGACTTTGACCATCACCTACGCAGAAGTTTTTACTACTACAATTATCACTACAGTCAAAAAGATTGTAAAAAATATGTGGTTGAATGGATGCAAAAGCAAGAAAAAGTATTCTCTAAACGAGACGTCAGTGCATTTATTCGTGCATCTGATCGCTCGCTGTCAATGACTGCCTGTAGTTTAGTAATGGCACACCGCCAAGGCATGCCGTTGAAAACACGCCACACTGACTTCTTGAAAGAAGCAATCGGGGAGGCTGTTAAATTAGCAGAACCTGAAGAAGTTGAAGTTGCTGTTGCAAAAGTAGAAGTATATCGTCCCACGATCCAAGACCGATTGAGTGAGCGCACCAGTGAAATACTTGGAGAACTTGAGGGTGTATACGATGAAGTACATCTAAATAACAAAGTAGACTTCAAACCCTACGATTTTTTGGTTGCTAATAATGTTGTGCAAAGCCAACTTGGCAAATACGAGGATCTTTTTAATCGACGTCGGACTGAACTTGAGCTTGCACAAAGCCGAAAAGACGAACAAGTACGAGAGGGCTACAGCAATTACAAGACTGCTGACTTTAAACGCATGATCACCTGGATTGATAACTTACTGGCCGCAGTTGACCAATACCGTGGAGTCAAGAAAGCCACCAAGAAAGCCCGTATTAAGAAAGCGCCGAGCAAGGAAAAGTTAATAGCCAAGCTCAAGTACGCAAAAACGGATGCAGTACTAAAGATTGTAAGTATCAATCCCGCAGACATACTTGGTTCTACTGAGCTGTGGGTGTATAACACCAAGACACGCAAGTTGGGCAAGTACATAGCGGCCGCATATCAAACACTCAGTGTCAAGGGTACTACAATCATCAACTTTGATACTCAAAAAAGCACAAGCAAAACACTACGGAAACCTGAAGAGAAACTAATTGAGTTTGCCAAAGCAGGTAAAGTGCAGTTACGCAAGTTCTTAGACGATATCCGCGCCACTGAAACGCTGTTAACCGGACGTATCAACGCTGACATAGTACTGCTCCGAGTTCAATAAATAGGAATCCTGTTACGGTAATAAATACTGTAAACAGGATTTCCTATGAGTGTAACAATTAAACCCGGACTGTCAGGAACAGGTAGCATAACTGCCGATAGCCTGGCAGGCCCAGGTCCTATAGCATACAACCCCGCATTGTATGACAGTTCAAATGCCAAGCGAGCAGAAATAACCGACTACATTCGTATGCGTTTAGGTGATGGCATTGTGGATGTTGAACTAGAAAAAGAACACTACGAAATGTCCATCAAGCAGGCATTGTTAAAATACCGTCAACGTAGTGCCAATGCTGTGGAAGAGAGCTATGCTTTCTTGGACCTACTGCCAGAAACACAAGAATACATCCTACCTGATGAAATCATGAGTGTGCGCCAAGTGTTCCGTCGAGGCATCGGATCCGGTGTGGGCAACACAGCCACACAATTTGAACCATTTTCATCGGGCTTTCTAAACACCTACATGTTGGTAGCAGGACGAGTTGGTGGATTATTGAACTTTGAACTGTTTGCTGATTACCAAAAGTTAGCAATGGTCATGTTTGGTGGCTACATCAACTATACATTTAATCCAGTAACAAAGAAAATAACATTAGTACGCAAGATACCCAATGCAGGACATACCACAGCTAGATTGGCCTCTTTGACATCT